CCCACTAATGGCTGTAGCTGTAAATCTTTACCTACGCCATACGCTACCACAAAACCAACACCCCACTTTTTAGGTTTGGCTTCATTTAGCTTAAAGGCTGTTAATCCTGTAAGGTGTGTATTTGGGTTAAAGCTAAACCCATCTATATACAGTTCTCTAGTGCTGTACCAGTGCTTTCTTCGCCAATAAGTAACTAACCCAATACTATCAGTTACACGATATTGCCACGCACTATCAATATTTACATATCCTTTCAGCTTTAGCCACTTGTCTTTGTAATTAATAATATAAGTAGGTGACTCGTAGTGGTTCGTATCTAAGTAAACCGTATCTATTTTAGGTTTAAAGCTGCCATTGGTTTCTGTGCCAATAAGTACCACATCTTGCACGGCTTTTACTTTGGGCTTTGCCTTAATTACTTCTACTAAACTATCTATTACCTCTTGGTAATAGTTGTTAATTCCTTCAATATCAACAGCGGTTTCAGTATGCACGGTACCACCATCATCAGTGTATTGTGTAGGTGGTTTTACAACTAAAGTAGTATTGCCGCTTGCTGGCTTTTGCTTTGATTTATTGCAGGATTCTATTGAGAGAAAAGCAAATAGGCAAATTAAACAACACAGTGTAAATGATATCAATAATTGATAGTAGGTAGTTTTCATTATTTGTTTAAATTTTCAGTTAAGTCACTTGTGTTTTCTACGGCAAATTGTGCTACAAGTACCATTACAGCACCTGCTACAGCAGCATGGCCAGCAATAGCAACAATAGTTGCTGGCACATTAGGTATAGTTATTAAACCTGCACTTAAACCCGTTAATGACAAGCCTAATCGGCGAAGTTTTTTGAAAAACTTTGGTGTTGGCGAAACGAGTCGCTCATACAAATGTTTCATTGGTTAGCGTTTTATAGTAATAAATACTTTTTCTTTTTTAACGGCTTCGGTAAGCTTGGCGTTTAATGCTTCAAAGGCACGTACACTATTTACCACCATATCTTTAGTTACCCCAGTACCGGGCAACAAACAACCATCGGTGTTAGTGGCATAGTTGCCTACATGCATTCTTATACCTGTAAAGCCTTTTACGTTTAATAGCAATGGCAATAAGCGTTTAAAGCGGTTACTCCATGTAATTACCACTTCGTATCTACCAGCAGGGATGGCAGTTTTGCCATACACTTTTTGGGCTGCTATTTCAGCTAAATTCATGCTGCTATCAAGGCCTCTATCTACATCTTCTAATATGAAGCATTCTGGCTCATCCTCAATAAACAACCTGCTAATGGTTGTTTGATTACTCTTTAGTATTGGCTTTAATAGTAGTTCCACGTTGCTTTTTTATACGAGTGATTAAATGTTTACAAACTGCCCAAATAGCTTTCATTAAGGTTTGCCCAAGCCAAGCTGCTGCACCTGTAATAAAAGCTAGTATTACTGCTGCAATTGCTTCTTTGCTAGTTGCTAATTCTATTAAGCCAATAACCCATCCAGCTAATACAGAAAGTGCGCTTTTGCTATTCATTTCGAAATTTCTTTTACCAAAAATGTGTTCCATCACCAAAAAATTAAAGGACAAAAATTTAAAACAAGCCAAAGGATCCTTTCAAGTTCTCGTTACCATTGCTAGGGCTTTTTTCTACTGTGGCCAAAGGGTATAAAGAAAAATCTGCTGGATTGTCTTGTAAAAATTTAATAGATAAGTTCATCCATTCTCTAGCGCTAGAAATGGCTTCGTTTATTAGTACAGATAACTTATTCGCATCTGCAGCAGTGCGGTTATTATTGTCATTACTATTGGTACCGCCAGTTTCTACCACTGTAAGGCCGTTATCATCTAGCCTTACCGTTAAATGCGGCAGAGCAAAAGCTACCGTGTAGTAAGCAATGGCTTTTTTAAGCATTACTAGCAGTTCTTTTTCTTTGTCACTTAGTGTAACGGTGCTAGCGGCAAGCTTTGCTTTTAAAGCATTGTACAATGCATCGCCTAGTTTGGGCTTTATTTGTTGGGCTTCTACGTCTACCATTTTCCAGCGCATTGCCCAAAAGTTGCGGTAAGGTGAAGCGGTGTTGTATTGGTCGTTAAAGTCGCTAGCTGTTTGTATAAACAAGCTGCGGTATTTTTTAAATTCTGCACTATCTACCCAAAGTGGATAGCTGCTGCGGTTTTCTTCTAAAAACTGCAATAGCAATTCACTAGCTATTTCTGCTTCTAGCAATTCTGCTTGCCTAAACTTAGTTACCTGGTACTGGTAAGCGGTTTTTTCACTATCGGTTTCGCTACGCCTAGCACCGCTAGCACTAAGTGAAATTTCGGCAATGGGTGCGTAGTAATAGCCAAGGTAAGGACCTATCACATTGCGGCACTCATGTAGTAATAGCTTGTTGGCGGTACTTAAATTATCTTCATTGGTAATTAATGCCAATGCAGCATCAAGGCTATTGTATAAGCTGCTACCTATCAGTTTTACAATATGGTTGCGCTCAATGCTTTGCAATGTGCGTTTGATGGCGTAAAATTCTACCGTACCCTTAAAAGATGCGTAATCGGGTAACTTAGTATTGTCTTTAAATAACATTAGCTTACTTTTTTAACTGTTCCTGTATTTTGGTCAAGTGTGGTAAGTACTGTATCACGAAAGCGGAAAACAATGTCCTCTTCCCATTCGGCCACACCACCCACTACACGGTTATAATCTCTCATTAAATAGAGTGGCTCTAGCAATACATTACGCTCAAGCTGCAAGCCTGCGGTGTACATGAGGTAAGCTTCTCGCTTATCGCTACCGCCACTACGCTGCTGACCACTGCCAAAGCTGCCTGCACCAAACAACACCGGATCTAAACCCATTGCTACCATCATTTGATTATCAGCTGCAGATTGGGTGATGATTTCTTTGTCGAGGTTGGTTTTGTCTTCTATTGGCGTTATTTTAATACGGCCAAATTCTACACCTTCATGCTTATCGTAGTTAAAAAATGATACAAATGTTTTGTAGGCATTTTCATTACCAGTCAAGTATTCATCCATTTGTTTCAGCAATTCTTTTTTAGCTGCCACCTGTTCGCTACCATTGTTTTCGCCCATGGTTGCCCATTTTTCTATACCATATTTTTCTTCAAAATAGGTTTCAGGAATTTCTACATGGTACTTAATGCTAAAGGCTTTTTCGTATAGCATTTTTATCATGCTAGGTATTTTACTAGCAATCTCTACCCAGCCAGCCATACGAGCGCCATCCCAAGCAGGTACTTGGTAGTATGTTTTATTAACCGATGGATAATTGACGGGTAGAATAGCAGATTTGGCCGCAGCCAAGCCTTTGCTACTACGCTGATTCTTAGCTATTTCAGTGAGGCTCTCTAGCGCATCGTACATATCTATACAGTCAACAGACTTAATAAATTTATTATCTACAGTGGCTAAATTTTCAAGATTGTTAGGGCTATTTACAAGTCCACGAATAGCCTTCTTATCATCAAATTTGGCATATTGATCAGACGTTGCACCCCATAGTTTAGATAGAAATACTTTGTCAATCTCGCCTCTATCGTTCATTTGCTTAAAGCGGCTATCGCAGCTTTCTTGGTGTACCCAACCTGTAATGGTTTTGGTATCGTAACTTAAAATTGCTTCAGGAAAACAGTTGCCAAACCAAGCCCAATCTTGCAAGTACTCAAGCATAAAGCGGTGAAAGCGCCTATCGTTGAGGGTTTTATAGATAAGCGGATTATCGGCAGGCTTTACCACCTCAAATACTTCTGTTTTACCACCATCTATAATATCTGTAACCTTACCAGCTATAATACCAGAACCCCACAAGGCACGAGCTTTCCAATCTAGCCCAGCTTTGCCTACACCACAATAGCGCATTTGGTTTTCTATGTTTTGAGGAAAACGGTTGTCTTCGCCCCAAAATGCCACGTCTAGCAGGTTCTGCAATTTTTTTACATCAGGTGACGTACCACGAGCATTAGACGAATAGGTGCCAGCGGTGGTATTTGTTTTAGAAAAATACACTGCTGACTTGCTAGTGCTAAGAAACGCCACTGGGCCAGATATAACAATGCTATCGCTCATAGTACGGGAATTTGATTGATATGGGTAATTAAAACGGGGTGAATGCTGCGTATTTTTCTATTAGGCAACTCAATGTTTCTGGTAAAATTTAAGTTGTGGTTAGCCTTTTTAGCTGTGGTGGTTTTACTAATGGGCGCATCTGTAGCGGCTTGCTGGGCTTGTGGTAGCTGCCTACAAATACGGCATCTTGGGATTTCAATTACTAGACCACCAACTCCTTTTTGTACATCGGCAGTAATAAAGCGCAACGATACCCATTGGTAGCTTTCTAAAATAGCAAGCGCCTCTTTGAGATTGATGGAATTATTTGCCATGAAGTAAAAGTGGCAAATATGATGTGTGGGGGAAAGGACAAAAAAAGAGCCTTGTAAATACAAGGCTCGGTTGCGAAAACTTTATTGATACAAACGTATTATTTATCTAGCGTTTGTTTACGCTCAAGTTCATCTGCTGTAAATTTATTCAAACCTTTAGCATAATCTAATTCGTGCAATAGCATGTACAACGTACCTATTGGCTCTGTGCGTATTACATCGTTTATCTGTAATACACTTTGGCTACCTATATGCTGCATTTGTGGTATGCCATTTTCTTTTTGCATATTGGCTTGCATCATGTGTAATACTAGCTGGTGCTTTACCTCATGTACATTTTTAGCTACTTGGGTAAGCATGGCTTCGGCTTGCTCGTTAAGTACTGCGGTTTCGTATACGGGTTGGTTATTTACGGTTTTATTTGGTAACATGATTTTTAAGTTTAATTGTTTTTGAAAAAAGAAAATGTGACAATGGGTTTACTCGAAATTCCAGAATTGTAGTTGCGTACTTACATAGTTAGCATCTAAACTATTTAAAGTTGCGGTAACAGCCTTTTTTGCTTGTAACAATGTTTGCAACTCTTCATACTCTGGCAACTGCTTAATGCGCTGCTGTAGTTCTACAATTTTTCTTTCCTGTAAGGTTTTTTCTTTTAATGCATGTTGCCTATTGGCTAGTACACCGTGAAAATGCTCGTACAGCACTTCGTAACATTGTAACTTAAAATTCTGTAATTCTTCGCTTTCGCTGTTGATAGAAAATAACCAACCGTAGATAAATTTTTCGGGTAAGCAAAGCATTTCATAACGCTTTCCATCTGCCCCAGTTGTATGCTGTATAGCATATAACTGACTCAATAATTTGTCTTCTTTGATGTTCTTAAATTGCCTGTCGTAATTAACATTTAAGGCGGTGCAAATTGGTTTAATGGCTACCCACCATTTACCATCTGCATGTGTGAGAACAATTGGTTGATTGTTTACCTGTAGTACAGGTATAGAGCTTTGCTCTGCGTGATTGTTGTTTAGCATTTTGTAAAAAAATATAGCCTGATAGTCGGGGTGCTAAACAACAATCACGTTTAAGTGAAGTAGTAAAAGGATTGACTACCTTTTCCCCGACCAACAGGCTGATGATAAATTGAATTTGAATTGAGAACATAATTGTTGTTTAGCAATTCAAAAGTATATAAGGTTTTGCTTGTGGCAAAATCTTTTTTGTATATCGTTTTAGGTATTGTTTTGTTTATTCTAAAACGGCATATTTAAAGGTTTATTGTTAGTAATACTAACATTTTTATTCTAATGGCGAATATTATGTAAGTATTGCTAACATTTAATGCTTTACTGCTTTGATAATGTATAGTTGTATACAAAAATTGTTAACCGTTGTAAAGCAGCCCAGTAAGAGTTTAAGTCAAAAAGAACCAAAGAGCTACTCGTATTTCCTTTTATTAAATAGACATCTGTATATTTTAATTGCCCATTTACATATTTGCCTTTATTGAATTTTAGCGTATCGCCAATAACGTTATAAAAACTAGTATCAGATACGCTTTTATATCTTCTATACGCTTTACCATCGTTTCTTATTTCCAAATAATCACCAGGTAATATTTCCAAATTTACCCCATTAGAAATGTAAGTCCATTTGCCATATAAAATATTTGTGTCTACAGTTTCACTTGTTTTTGCGCAAGCAGTAAAAAGCAATGTAAGTATTGCAATGGTTGCAAGTTTCTTCATAATGTTAATTTTGGCTGCAATATACAATTTGCAGGCGTTTTGGTAGCAATTGTAGGTTAATTTTTCACCATTTTATAAGGTAATCATTTGGCTACCAATGCAATAAAAATGGTTTTGGTTTTTGCGCAAGCAAAAGCCCAAAGAAAACTGCCGCCCGCACTATGCCGTTGAGGCGTTCGCAGCCGTCGTTGATTAGGCATATATGTAACGGTGGTTGTTGTATGGTAGTTTTATATATAGTGTTACAAGGTAGTTACAAGGCTATAGCATAGCCTATAAGCAACAACAGTTGTATGCTAGGTAGCATACAACTGTTGTGTACATACATATATATATGGTGTGCTAGTGGCCTATGATGATACTGTTGGTAGCGGCTATACTGGTAAGACTATATTTCAATTTACTCTCTAGCATACCGTACACTAGCATATCTAGCGCATCACTATAGTGTGTTGCTTCTTCAGCTGGATACTTAGGGTCTTTCTCGGGGTCTTTATTCTTTTCAAATCCATTCTGACCATACTTAGTACCTGCAAGGTTAACTGAGGTAATTAAACTTTTACAGTTCTCTCTATTAAACGTAAGCACTCTATCATAGTACTTATCTTCTTGCAGTAAGTGACCATACATTCTATACTTACCTTCATGGCTAGGTGCTTGCCCCATATACATAGGCTTTACTATCCATCCACCTTTACGCAATGCCGCTATTACATCATCACATATACGTGTCTCTTCTTTGTCAGATACAGCCGTATGATCGTACCAGTAATAGATGAGCCGCTTCTTCAATGGCTTGTAGTATTCATTGAATTGCTTTAATACATCCTTCAGTTTAGCAGGATATAATGCGTGTAACCCATTCAATAGTTTAATCTCACTACCAGTATCTTGGGCTACTACTAACGGGTGTATGCGCCTGTTATAGTCAAGGGCAATGTGCAAGGGTAGGTTAGGGTTAAGGTCTTTATCCTTTCTGCAATCAAGGGTAGGGTTTAAAAAGTCTATGTGGCTATTGTCAAAGTAGCTTTCGTTCTCGCTGAAGTAACCGTGACGCTCTTCATCAAAGTCAGGATAAAAGCCATTCTCAAGCTTCATTGGCCTAAGGTTTAATATCTGTGTATCAAACTGAAACTCTGATGTGTCACGCAATTGCTGCTTAATATAATCTATACCAAGTGCATGTATATTATCTAGAGTAGAAGCTTCATGGTAGTATAGTAAGCCTTTGCGTAAGTCGTTAATCTCATCATCTATTATGGCAACTTGTTTGGCTGCTTCGGCTTTTTGCTTTGCATTACCATTGGTAAGTACATAGCGTAATTTAAACTTGCATACTTGGTTTTTAAATATTTCATTTACTACCTCAACATCCATTGCACTTAGTTTATCTAAAATCCAACGGCCAGAAGTACCCACAGGCATATCGGTAGTAAAGGTGATGCCATGATGGTAAGGGTTATTTGCAAATGCCGGTACAATGCCACGATTAGCAGGAAATAATTCAGTGGTTAATTTTTCTTCATTCAACAGCTTGGCTTCATCGCCTTTAATATGGTCGATTGTTAAACCATTAGACGAGCCTTTTCTATCCTGACTTATAATGTGATTTCCTGAGCCGTTCCACCAACACATAAAGTACTTAAAGTTCAAAGGTCTACGGTAAGGGCCTTGCCATTTCCACTTTTTAATCCATGCTTGCGATGGCGTTTCCCCTATTAAGTAATGATGACCATAGATATAACCGATCCGCTCAAGACCAGCCATATACGCTGGTAATGTTCTAGTTAATGCTTGTGTGTAAGTAGCTGCTATTATTACACCAGTGCTACGTGGCATGGTATTTAAATAACAATTGGCATCTTTTGGGGCTAACACCCCCTCGGTTTTACCAGTGCCTCTGCCAGCTACTAAATACTCATTGGGTGCACCAATAATTTGGCTGCGAAGCTGTGGCTTATTAAAATGTACTTGCTTAATCATTTGGTTTTACCTCCTCAAAATCAATATCTGTAAACATATCAATCTTAACCTTTTTGCCTCTTTTTTCGTTAATGGCTTTCAATACCTCTTTCATATCTACATCAGGTGCACCAAGTAAGCGAGGATCAAACACTGCCTCAAACATGTGTCCTTCAAATTGTTCTGGGGTTTCTTCTTCAACCTCTTGAATTTCTTTCAGTAAGGCAACTACACTTTTGTAAATGCTACCATAGTTTTTAGTATCATTTGCTTCTTTACACCTACGCAGCATTTTTTTGCCTTCTTCAAGCAATAGCTTCATTTCAAAAGCCTTATTGATATTGATAACAGTGGTAAATAGTTCTTGCGAACACTCTAAGTCTTCATAAGCTTGTGTAATGCCTATTTCGTAAATACTGCATACGGTATTTAATACCTCAGCTTCTGAGTATTTGCCAGACATTAATTCATTGTAGATGAACTGGTAACGCTCTAGCTTTTGTTGCTGTGGTTTTGTGAGTTGAATTTTAGAAATACGATTGCTAATGTGTTCTTTAATAACCTGCCAATCTCTTGTTTTAGACACAAGAATTTCAGTAGCATTACCTACCTGCTCTGCTTTTTTTTGTAACGCTTTTCTAAGGTTATCGCTCATACTAATTTGCCTCAAATTTTAATAAGTGCCATCTAGCTTCTAGTTTTTTAATGTTTGCTTCATGCTTTTGCAGTAAAGCAACACGTTCAGGCGTTTGCTCTCGTTTCTTCATTTTATTAAAGTTCTTACGCAAGTTGTCTAGTGTGCTCTTTACCAATTCATCGGGCACAGCATCCATTTCTGTTGCTTCGTCATGCTCAGCTTCTTCATTGGGTAAGCGGCCGTGCAGCCTTACATAATCGGCTATTTCATACAGCTTACTAGCCCTATTAAATAGCACCACTACATCAACTGCTTTTTTACTGCGCTTTTGTACCAAGTCTGGCCTATTAACATCTTCATAGCCTTGTACTGTGGCTTCGCCAAATAGTACAGCCCTTAAGTTCATGGCTTCTTTGTACTGATTATCAGCCTTTAGCTTACAGGCTTCGTAAAGCGTTGGATTAACCGGTTCTTTAGGCGGCTGAACAATGTGAGCTTTGGTTTCTGTTCGAACTGTTGGCGCCAAATATCCCATTCTGCTTTCGACGCTCCCTTCTGTGGTGGCGGTGTGGGCGGATTCTCCATTTTCGGTAATAACATCTTGCAAACTTTTTAAACGGTTACATTCTGCTAGAAGTTCCTCGTATAATTTTTTATTGGTAAAATCGGTTTTGCCTTTTTTTATCAAAGTAATTAACCTGATATCAGGATTGCACTGAGAGTACAAAATTACCCCAGCCCAATACTCTCTACTACCATTTAGCCATAAACGTAACGCCTCTAACATATTGTAATATTAGAGGCGTTCGCTAGCTGTTTAAAGGACAATTATTTAATAGTGATATGGTCGTTCTTAATTTGGAAACGTAACCATTCTACCATGTCGTCTAAAGTTTCATAAAACTTCTTAGCTTCTTCGAATTTAGTTGGTCGTTTAGTTAATAGTGCTATTAGGTACATGAATTGAGGCTTGGGTTCAATAAATTTCGACCACTCAAATTTGGATCCATCCATTACATTGCCATAAACCCCAATAATAATATGCGGTTCACTAGTATGAATCACAAAAGCACCTTTACTTTTCGTATTCTGAGGATTGCTAAAAAGAAAACGAGGGTATTGTTTAGCCATAAAATTGGTGCAAGTTTTACAGGTTGCGCCCCTGATTTAGAGTTCAAATATACTACCTCCCTGATATACCACTTTGTTTTTTTGCGTTATCCAAGTTCGTCTTAAAACGTTCGTATTCTTTATTTGAAAACATTACCTGTAACGTAGTGGCCCAAGTGCTTATTTCTGCACGCATTTGCTTTTGCTCTTCTAGTATTTGCTTAGTAAGCATTGGCATCTCATCATTACTCACACTTGTAGTATCGGTACTCGTGGTTGCACTTGGTTTACTACTTACACTTTGGCTAGCATAGGCTACACCACCCATAGCCATAATCTTAGGCATCATAGGGCTTATGTATTGCGGTGCTTTGGTACGCCAGCTTGGTGCGAAGGTTGCCCCCGGTGCCCAGCTTACACCATTCATGCCATTAAGTGCACTAGTAATTTGTGCAGGTGTGCCAGTTACCGTATAGCTGTTTTTATCAGTCATGGTAGCAGCATTTACTACCGCTTCATCGCGTTCTATTAATGTTTTAATCCCCCTGCTTGGTGCATTATGTTTGTCACCAGTTTTTATCCAGCCACCATCACCAAGTTCTGGTAAGGGCTGTGCAGCTATTGTTGCTACTTGCGCTAAGCCCATAGCACCTGCAATAACAGCCTGTGGAATATTCCATGGGCCTACAGGCTTGGCAGTTAAAAAACCAATTACAGCTAAGGCTGTACTTGCAAGCCCAGAAGCTATGTCAATAGCTTTTTGCCGCTTTGCTTGGTCATATGCTAGTTTTTTCTTTTTCTTGTCTAACTCATCATCTAACTGAGAAGTTTTTAAATTATACTGTTCTTGACTTATTAACTTTCCCTTTAACTGTTTATCAAGGTCTTTTTTCTTTTTGTCATGGATAGCAGTTTCTTTAGCTAACTGCCTATTTTCTATCGCATTAAGCAAGCCGTTGATGGTTGTAGCTTGCTTTACTATAAAGTCGCCAGCAGCTTGTATTGCTGCGGCTTTAATGTCTGCACGTTTTTTATCAAATTCAGCCGTAATTAAATCCTTCTCGGTTTCTGTGCCATGATGGTTTTTAAGTACCTCTTCTTTTTCTAACTCTAAAAGTTTTAGCTGTGCATCAGTATTTTTAGCAGTACCAACAGGGCTGCGTAAAACATCTATTTTAAGTTTTGCGGTACTTTCTTTTTTGCCAATTTTGGCAACTATATCGGTATCGTCAAGTATTACACCACCTACAGGTTTTACCTTTATTGGCTCAACAATGGTGTATGGTTTTCTATTTTTTAACGCCTTTTCTGCAAATTCATCAGTTGCTTTCTCTATTTGCTGCGTAGCTTCATTTATTACATTGGCATAATCTTTTTTAGCTGTTTGCTGGTCTATTTTACCAGCTTTAAGCATTGCATCTATTACCGCTTTCTTTTCATCTAGGGTAGTTTGTATAGCATTAAAAGCAATATCAAGTTCGTCCAGTTTTTCACTGGTTAAATTGCCTATTAGCTTTTCATAGCGTTGCTTTAATGCATCAGCACCTCTATCTATTAAAGATTTTTTACCATCCGTTTTGCCACCCGTTTTACCGCCATTATTTACTACGGGTGGTATTTCTGCAACTGCATTAGGTGTCGTTTCAATTTCCTTACGTATAATAGCTACCGCTTTCATGGTAGTTTTATAGTTATTATAGTATTCAAGGTGTCTTTTAATATCCCCTTTTGCTGCCGCTTCTTTTTGAATTTTATATTGTTCTTCTCCATTGGCTCGAAGCTTTTTTAGCAAGTCTTGTTTGCTTCGCTCTCTACCATTCTCGTCATTTGAATAATAATCTATTACAGCGCCTACAGCTTTATTACTAGCATCTTCTGTTTTATTTGCATTGAAGTTTTTTCGTAGATTCCCCAGCTTACCAAAGTCAAATGTTATTACAGCCGTAGCCATACGTACTACGTTGCCTAGGGTTTTTAAAGCACCTTCACCAAATTTTACTATGTTTTTTAAGAAGGTAGTAAACGAGCCTCCTTCTTTCAAAAATTCAGACGAAGCCACATTTTTTAATCTTTCCCAACTGTCAATTAATGTATCAGTATTCGTTATGGCTTGCTCATGCGCTACACCTACTTCTTTTACTTGTGTGGCTAATTGCTTGTAACGGTCAATATTTTGTAATACTATTTGCGCAGCGTTAAAGTTTTCTTTCCCAAAAATGTTTACCAAGGCACTAGCATTATCACTCACTTTGCTTAATTCTGTCAATCTATCACCAAGGCTAAGGCTTTTGTCTTTAAGTTTATCGGTGTTTACGCCAGCATCTTCAAGGCTTTTCAATGCTTTTTTATCTAGCCCATCCACCGCATTCATGGCTAGTAATACGTTACGCAATTTTACACCTGCTTCTGCGCCTTTTTGCCCTTTTTCTGCTAGCAACTCTATGGCTGCGGTGCTTTCGTAAATGCTGATGTTGCTGCTTTTGGCTTGCGTACCAAATTGTAATAAGGCATCTGTAATGTCTGGTATTTCGGCTGCGCCATATTTAGCACCAGCAGCCAAAGCATCTATGTATTTATTGCTTTGCCTAGCACTTGCACCAAATTGGTTAAGTGCATCGGTAAGCCTTGTAGCTGCGTCTGGTAGTTCTAGCCCACTTGCATCAGCTAGTGTGCTAGCTGCTTGCGTTACTTGTACTAATGCTTCTTTTTGCGTAAGCAATTCAGGCTTTGCACTAGCAATTAGCTTCATTGCCTCTACATAGTCTTTTGCGCTTCGTGTACTAGAAGCGCTCATGTCTATTGCAGCATTTTTTAAATACTCTAAGTCTTTACCCGTAGCGCCTGTAATGGCAGAAAGATTGGCAACAGATTTTTCAAATTCGGCATTAAAACTTACAAAAGCCTTTACGCCTTCACTAATCATTTGCACACCCATAGCGGCAGCGCCAGCAATGCCTATACCTGTAAGGCTAGGGGCGGCTTTACTTAAAAAATCGCTAAAGCCTTTACCGCTATTACGTACTTCATTTAAGCGGTTAACAACTGCTTTTATTTGTTGGTCTAGCTGTTTAAATTCAGCAGACATTGGCGAAACGTTACCTTTTAAAGCTTTCAGCTTATTCAGTTCTGCGTTAAGCTCTTTTTGTGATAATGCCGTTAAGCCAATGTCTTTCTTTAGCTTATCCATTTCAGCCCCAACAGCTTTTAGTTCCTTGGCTTTGGCTATATATTCTTCAGTACCTTTTTTAAGGCCTAGCATTTCATTTTTTACCTCACCAGATCGTTTTCTTAAATCGTTTAGTTGCGCCTGTGCCTGATTGCCATTTACATTCACAATCAGGTTTACTACATCGTTACGTACACTCATAAAAAAGCTGCAAGCATTTGGCTTACAGCTTTAAAATTGTTTTTATAAAATAGGGTGGTAAAGGACAACCGAACTATATAACCACATAACCCGCACCTGGTAATACATCAAATACATCTTGAGAGTATTGGTCGTAACTAAACATTGGTTCATATACGCTGCTATTACTTTTGCTGCCAGCATACGTTGATGTGCCGGTTGCTGTTACATTGGTGGTATTGCTGCTACTATATTGGTTGCCCGAAAAATCTTGTGTATTGGTAGTTTTCCTTACATCTACCACCAAGCCTAAGCCTGTAACATCTATTGGTATGGTGCCAAAAGCATTGCTGTAAAACTCTAGGTACATATCTGCATTGTAATAGCTACTACCATCGCTGTTAATATTGCCATTGGCATTGCGCTCTACAATTGCTACATACACAGCTGCCGAGCTTGTACCTACATTAACTGTAACAGTTGCACTTACCGTTGGTGTGGTAGTGCCTACTCGCCTTAATTGATAGGTAAATGTATCTATACCACTAAAGCCAGATGATGGTGGTGTGTAGCTAATAATGCCAGCCGTATTAATACTATAAGTACCACTCTGCGTGGTGCTACCACCAGTTACTGGTACTACTTCTATTGGGTTGCCATCAGGGTCACTATCGTTTACTAATACGCTACCACTTAAAGTAATAGCGGTATTAAAACCATTGCTAATGCTGTAAGTATCGTTTTGGGCAACTAACGTACTGCTACCACTTACCGTTAATGCTTGTGAAGTAAATGCCCCTGCATCTACTGGGTCGCTTTCTGCATCGCATATAACTCTTGCCCTAATGGTAATACTTGCTGTAGCGCTACCACTTGCCGGGTTGCTAAATGGTTGCCTAATGGTTGCGGTATTGCCTATATATGTATAATCGTAGGTAGTGCCGCTAATAATTAATTGCACATTGCATAAGTTATAAGGTATAGGCAGTGCGTACATTATTAGTAAATAATCTTTATTCAACTGCTTTACTACCAAGGTTTCTACAGCAGGGCAATTGCGTGTAACAGGCATTAAGCCTTTAGGCGTGTAAGCTTCATTTTGGTAGGCTGGTGAGTAGTCAATTTGCACACCATACATTTTATCTTTATTGCTAAAGAATTTGGTGTTTTTAGCAATTACCACAATTGGTTTTAAGTTGCCATCTTCTGCTATATAGCACTCTCTTGTTAAAAAAATATCCCGCAATTTATCGGCTGCATTCTTTTTTATAAAGCCAGTATAGGCGCTAAACTTGGTGGTTTCATACACACTCGTTTGCAAGGTTTGGGCTTGCAACAATACATCGGTAAATGCTAATGGTGGTATTATGCGTTGCGCTTGCTGCCTATCGTAATCGGCTTCAAAATCTGTTTGCCCACGCAGCCTAATGGTTTCTAAAGCCCCTAAACTATTGCGGTAATACAACTGAGTGGTATTGTAAAAATTACGGTGCTCAATTTTGATAGTTGGCATATCTACCACTACATAGCCATTGTTGCATACTACATGTACTTTGTAAGCGGCAATTAATAAGTTAGCTGCAGCTGCCCTGTGGGCTATTGTTTGTGGGCCAATTGGCGCTACACACACAGCCCATTTATCGCACGTAATACCAGTAGTATTTAGTACCCATGTTTCTGTACTATCATCTTCATAGGTAATAAAGAATGTTACTTTTTGCGGTTCGTTATCTGCAAAAGGGTAGAGCCAGTATAAGAATCGTTGCTCATTCATGGCAAAGCGTTCATCGGCATTAAACAGTAAGCCTTGTTTATTTTGAACAATAGCCACTTCAAAAAATTCACTAGTATGCCAGGCCTCATAAGCTAGTTTGCCCTTTAATGCTAGCCTTGTATTACTAAACGTAGCTGCAACGCTAATGGCATTATCTACCGTAAGCACCCAACTTATTTTGTAACGCTTTTTATGGCTGCTTAGTACCAAGGGTTTTGATAGCAAAAGTTTAGGTGTGTACCAGTCAATATATGGCGCTACAATACTGCTGACATCAAACTGCACCAAGCCATTGTTATTTGGTATAAATACTTGGCTTTTCTTTTCGGTGTAAATGCCACTATTGTAAGTGTCTTCTACCCATACTTTTACCTGCAGCTTTATATCCTGCCCTTGCTGCAATGTGCCATAGGGCGAAATGGCTAGTACGTACAACATAGCATTGCCAGTGAGGGCAATTTCATACGGCTGTTTCAATAATGTTACATCCATTAGTTAGTAGTATTTTGGTACTGTAATTCTTTTTTAAGTAGCTCAATTGTTTCTTCGGTATAGCCGTACAATATTTGGTTTTGCAGCCAACCAAGATTACCATAGGCGGTTTTACTATATACCTTTTTAGGTTTTCTCACCCTGTCTTTTACTAGTACTTTGCCAGATTGCCTACGGCTTTGCAATTCAACTTTCATGCTGCGTAAGCCACCCAATGGATGGCCATGTCCTACACCCATATCTATAAAACGCAAGTATTCTTTAAACGATAATTTACTTACAGCACCATTACCCTGAGCAGCTGCTGCATAGGCTATTGAGTTGTAAGCATCATCGGTTACACCTATTTTTCGCTTGCGCAGTAAGCCCTGCATCTGCGCCTTTACCATTTGGTTGTATTCGGTAAGGGCTTTCAGGATAAATGTTTGTTTTAAATCACCGTTCATTATAAAAATATGCCGTTAGGTAAATCTTGTGTGATGTTGTAATTGTTGCTAAGGGTAAATGAAAACTGAAACCGCCAACCATAAGCATTGGTTAATACTGGGCCAATTGGTACACGTTCTGCACCTGCCAATTCAAAAAACTTAAATGGTGATGCGCACAAGGTTTTGCCTTTGCCGTAATGGTCGTGCCAAATTTTGTTTAATAGCTGCGCCATAATGGTTTCAGTTGCTGCATAGGCTCTTTCTTCATCTTGTGGATCATTGGCTTTTGCCTCGCTTACTACCGAAAAAGCACCCATCAAATTACCCTGAACGTTAAAAGCATGTTCTGCTTTGTAATTTTCTTCATAAAGTTCTAGCAGCAAACAAGTAGGCGCAACAGATGTACGCATCCCTTTTATTAGGTCTGTGGCGTTCCAGCGGCTAAAGCTGCAACTGCCCGGTGAGCCGTTACCTGTTTCACTTGCAGGGTCATGTACTAAATCCTTATGCTTTACTGCTAATTGACGGAAATAATCAATATAGCTTTCTACATTAGTTGCTGTGTTGCTCATACTGTGCCTCCATTTCTTTTGCGTGAATTGCCTCTTGTTCCATATCAAAGAAAAACTCTAATACTTTTAATTGCCTAATCTGTAAGCGAGTGCCATTTTTAGGGCCTGCACCTGCATGTATGCACTTGGTAAAGGCTAGTATATCTGGCTCGTTACTTGTTTTGCCGCCTTCGTGTATAGTAGGAAAAAGCAATGGCAGCCTAGCTCGGCAACCGAAATACCACATAAACGCTGCGTACAATTGCCATGGTTGCAGCTTTAAAAATTGTGGCACCATCTTTTCGTATTGGTAACGTTTTTCGCTTCCATTACTATTGGTTACATAAGGTTGGTTTGGCTTGCGCCAAAGTATGGCCATTAAGTTAGCCAAAGGCAAAGGCCCAGGATCTGCAATAAATTCTGAAAAATGTATTTCTGCATCTTCAAACTCACCGCAGGTAATATCTGCAAATGCATCTTTTGGCCCAACTACTTTGGGCGAGAAGATACCAGGTAATGTAAGGGTAGCTTGTGGCTGTTTTGTGAGTTGGTTATCAGCAAAGAGAAACTGCAACAAGCTTGGCGCTTGCTCACTAAAATCTGAGATATTAATGTTTTGCTGCCAATGGCTTGGTAAGGTTTGCTTTTGTTGCTCGGCTCTGTGTCTGATGATATACAATAGCAGTTCTGCCTTGGCCATAGCCTGGCATTCTTCAGTGGCTATTTGTTGCTTGCACAGTTGAATGATTTCTTCAGTATGCAATTCTTCCCATGCTGATGGTAGCTCAATTGTTACATTGAATTTACCCGGCTGAAATAAATTGATACTTACCATGGTACTAAAGTAGCGTGGTAGGTAAGGTAGGTAAAGGACAAGCTACAGTTTACGCATCATCCATTCAAATTGCAATACACCATAATCGTAAAAGGTAAAGCCTGCTTGGTGCAGCCATACAGCCACATCTTCACTACTATAATTAAGGCTTGGTATTAACTTTTGTAGCTGCTCGTATATTTCGTTGGTGCTATAATGCAGGGTTGCATCTTTTGGGCTATGCACTGGCTCGTAGTGCTGGCGTAACATGTTTTTTACTTTTTCAATTAATCCGGTGGCGTCTGTAGTGGATGCTTCCATAAAGTAAGTGGTTGGTGTGTGCGAAAACTCTACCAAACGATAGTGTGCCATTAAAGGCCACCAACCACTATAAGGTTGTAGCCACTATCGTTTGTATCAATAAAGTTTTCGCACGTCAAATATAGGTACAAAAAATCCCCTACCAATTGGCAGGGGATTTTAGCATTTATTAACCACCTATAAATTAAGCTAACAACACAGGATCAGCTGCTACTTTGTAAATGCGTGCCTTACCGTCGTACATCGCTTTACATACATAGCCTTTTGTACCATCTTTGGTTGTACCAGTTTCAAAGTCGCTAGTAACCCATGCACTTGTGCAATCGCAACCAAGTTGGTAATAAAAATCTGCATCGCAGTTAGCATCTGGTACTAGAATTACGTGCGGTACATTCATAATGGCTTCAACTTGCTCCATTAAAGCTGCAGAAATACCACCCATTACAAATTCTAATTCCCAGTTTTGCTTGTTGCTACCAAGGTCACCCACGGTTTTAGCCCCCAATTTGTTTTTTTGCGGTAGCAAGTCAAATTTAGCAAAGCCATAAGCCGAAGCCGGTGGCGCTGCAATGCTTACTGTAGGTGCGGTGCTGTAGCCGCTACCATTTGCAGTAATTAAAATGCTATCTACCACACCATTTACTAAAATGGCTGTTGCCGTAGCCCCTGTACCACCACCACCAGAAATAGTTACTGCTGGTGCAGTACCATAACCGTTACCACCATTGGTTACAGCAATAGCTGTAATTACTTGTGTGGCTAATGTAACCGTACCTGCTGTGGCACGCACATTGGTATTGGCTGGTGTTTTAAATGTGTGTGCGGCTTTTACCGTAACACTATCGCCCGGCTTTGTAAAAGGCGCTTGTGGCGAACTAACATTATCAAACCACGCCTTAGGCGCAATAAGCACATGCTCACCTATACCGCTATCGGTATTAATCGCATTGCCATTGCCTCTTATTTTATCATATGCACTCATGATTGAAAAAGATTTTGTTATTAATTAATAATTTTTTGCTTGTAACGCAAGTGTAACAAGGGGTTAGGCTTGCTCTACCAGTACGTTTTGACCAGAAATAGCTAATAGCTTGTCTATGATGGTATCATCTAGCGCAGCTTCAGCAGCAATGTACAAAGTAGGATCGCCAAGTAGTCTGAAAGTAGGGAAAGCCCATTTGTACTTTTTCTTCTTTCTTTCTACCAACTCTTCAGGTATAGTTGGCTTTTCAGCAACTTCCTTTGTTTTTAAAACGATGCCACCTAATTCAGCTTTTTGCAACTCAAGCTTGCCTATTTTTTCGGCTTGCGCTTGAATTAGTTTTTCTTGTGCATCAACTTTTGCAGCAAGGCTTTCTAATGTTAATTCGTCCACGATATAAAATTTAAAATGAGATAATGAGGTTTTGCGAATCAGTTTGCCGTCTATTCTTTCTGTATAGACTTTCGCTGTGTGACCGATCGCCAATAAATGGTAGTTGCAGCTTTCCCTTTTACGCGTAGATATATTTTGTTACTGACCACTGATATTGTAAATGTTGCAGTGCCCAAGCCTGTATCGGTAACTATTGCCGAAACATCTGATATGGTACCAAGTGTAACCGTACCTGCAACCACCTTGTAACGAAAGGCTCTTATGCCTGTAACAGCATCAGAGGTTGCAGGGTTGTAGCCTACCACATTTACTAGTACTACACCAGCTTCGTTGCTAGTGGTAATAATACTATCAATAGCTGTAACAGTGCTATCGGTAGTTTTTAAGCTTTTGGCAAAGCCTTCATCCGCATTGCGGTTAAGGTACTTTTGCCCAGATACTGAAGCTGTAACTATTGTACAGGCAAGCAGTAATAAGAATGCAATTTTTTTCATGATTGTAAAATGTGGGGGATTTCTCCCCCGATTATGTAATAAGGTTTACGAGTGGCTTACGCTTGCTCGTTTACGAACAATAATTTAGGCTGAACAAAACCAATACCTGCAAACCAGTCTGTCCACGCTTTTAGCTTTCTATCAACACGCTCAAGGTTGTAGGCATTGATGTTCTCAAACCCTTTAACACCCATGATGGCATTGAATTTTGGTGTACACCAAATACGGTTTTTACCTTGCATACTTGCACGGCCTACGATGGTGATGTTTTCAAAATCTACAACACTTGTTCTATCGCTTACTTGCTGATAGTTCATGTTGTATTTTGTACGCATACCTTCTTTAAACTTCTGAACCAAGGTTCTGTTCATGTTTAATTCCATTGGCATGAAGCGATACTTCTCTTCAATAGATTTAATGAACGCTTCTACCTGAGTTACAAAGTCAACAGCACTTGTTGCAATAGTACCTGTAGTTATAGGCGTTAAATCACCTGCCGCAATAAAGTCAGTGAATTGTTTTTCAATACCATTCATTACACTTTCTGCTGGGCTTGCTACACCTTCTTCTGCCTCTACACGTACACCTTTATATATGGCTTTCATTTCCATATCCTCAAGGCTCTTCATGGTTAAGTACTCTTCAAAAATGTAACGGATCAACGGCCAGTCTTCTACGGTAGCTTTATTGGTAGCTAAGAAAGCTAACCAGCTTCTTTGTACAGCACCTGGGCGGATGTACTGATCAATCTTCATTTGAAATAGTGGTATGCGCACTGGTGCAAATGAAATGCTTCCTTTGGCTGTAAAGTCCTCTTGGTAAGCTTGTAAAATTTCACCTACTTCTACATTCGCTTCTCTAAGCTCTGTATTGTTGGTAGGCACAATAGTAAAGGCATCTCTAGTGCCAAAACTTTCGAAAGGTAACATGTGTAGGTTTTGTACACCTTGCCCTTCTGGTACATAGTACTCACCAAAGTCTTGAACAATTTGTTCAATATCTACGGTGGTGTTTAACTCTAACGACATAATTAAAAGTTAATAAGTTATAAAATATTGTTTACTTACTCTGTTGTTTTACAAGCTGTTTAGCCGCTTGATTGGCTGGATGCTCTGGCGAATCGAAACGAGGGCGTTCGTTTTTAACTTCTACGTGCTGCTCATCTTGCTGTGCAGCAGGCTTACTACCACTTGTGCTACTAGGTTTTTTGCCTAATTCTACAATCTGCGCTTGCAGTGTAGCAATGGTTGCAGCTTGCGTAGCAGAAAGGGTAGTTGCTTCATCTATGTTGGCTTGCATGGTAGTTATGGCAGTTTCTTTTTCTTCAATAGTGGCTACATGCGCTTCTATGGTAGCGTTGGCTTGCTCTAGTGCTGGTGCATTGGTAGCAAGTGTTTGCTCAATACTGTTTAAGTGCGCAACACTTAAAAAGCCACCTTCGTTAATGATGCCGCTTTCGTCAAAATGTTCCGCTGTAGGAACTAGTGCTTGTATTTGTGCGTATTTCATAAAAAATTATTTTTTGTTTCGTTTACCTAGCCATGCAGCTTTGCTTACTACTTTATCAAATGCCATAACGCCATCGCTTAAGCCTATTTTTTTGCTCTCATTTGCGTAAAACATTTTACCAGTATTCCAGGCGTTTACATTAGCAGCAGATTTCGGTCTACTAGTGCTTACATGTTTTATAAATTGATCTACATGTAATTTTAAGTCAGCTTCAATAGCACTAGTATCTCCAGCAAGCGCAGCTCTGTAATCCCCATTCTTATCAGTGCTTTGTGGTGCGTATATTTCTAGCATCTTAACGCCCTCTTTTTCTAGGTAGCCAGAAAAATCTAGCAACGTGCAATAGCTACCTATGCTACCTACTTGATCCATTTCGTTGCTGAGGTAAAACTCATCTGAAGCAGAGGAAAAATGTACACCAAGGCTAGCTACCATACCATCTGCATAACTAAGTACAGGCTTGTTACGGCGCTGTAACACAGATACATAACCGCTTGCAGCTCTAGATTCACCACCGGGTGTATCCATTAGCTGAATGATGCTGCCAATGTTTTCCCGGCGCATTAAATCCATTAACCAATTGGTACGCTGTATCATACCAGGTTCGCCACAGTCACCATTGTATTTAGTGCAAGGGCCAGTAATGGGAATTACACCAACGCTATTAGGTGCTAGGTTGGTATTTTGTACTATTCTATCGCCTACTCGTATAAACAATGGTTGGTTTTCCATTGTGTTAGGATCAATGGCAAATGGCATTGCATCATCAGCGCTACCAGAGCGTTGTGCAAAACTTACAGGGCTACCCTTGAGCATTATGGCCACAAGTGGTAGATGCTCAAGCGCCCATTGCTGATCAATCATCCAACGGCCTCTTAATATGGCTGATATGGTGTGATTGAATGACATTAATTGTTTTTCATTTTGCGTGAATTACTTTGAGGATATAAAAATGCCTCGCATTGCGAGGCATTTAAAGGACAAAAATTTGAGGTTTTATTTCAAACTATTAATACTCGTATCTCTTACTTGTTTTTCGAGTTCAAAAAGCAAGCTATCTATTGAGCCAATTACAAACTTTACTTGGTCATGTGGCAAGCTGCTAGCATCTACTATTTTTTGTATGGCTTGTAACTTGTTTACATGCTTTGAAATTTCGGCTGGCTCAAACTCAAATTTGAATTTTTTAGCAGGCTGTTGAATGGGCGAAAATGCAGATAATGCAAGCATTGCAAATGCGACAAAAATTACTTTTCTCATATTAGTCATTGGTTGTTTTTGCTGGTAAATAATAAGTTACACCGCCTATAACTATTGTTACTGTTCTGTTTGGTGAGGTTGGCGATACCGTATTTACAGTATTGCCTATTTCAAGCAAACCACCAAACTTTACATTACCTGTTGGTATTTCTAGCCGGTAGCCATTATTCGTGAATGTACCACCACTTTGTAAGGTTAAATTGCCATTGCCCCATAACCTTAGTTTTGTTGTATACGCTTGAGCAGCTGAACCAGATGTGCCAATATTAGAAGTTTGTAGGTCAATATTGCCTGGTGTACCAGTACCAGTACCATCCCTTGGAGAAAATGTAAGATTTGAACCAGCTGCGTTTGTGCCACTATTAAACCCGCCAGAAATACCAGAAACACTTGTTAATCCGTCTATCGCAATTAAACCATTTGTACCAGTTGAACTAAATCCAAATCTGAAAATACCATTACCATCTGATGAAATAAAACTGTTATTGCCAAACTTAATTTGAGTGCTAGAACCTAAATTTAGCAAACTTGCAGAAAATGTTTGCGCAGCCGTCCATGTATAACCTTTGGCAGTATCTATTCCAAGTGTACTACCAGTTAATGTAATGCCTCTACCTGCTGTAATAGGTGCTTGCTTAGTGCCTAGTACACTATCAACATAGTTTTTATCGGTAAATGACCTTGTTGTATAGCCACTAGCAAAATTTGAGGCATAGCCGGCTAATGCATTAAAGGTCTCAGATACATAGTTTTGAACGGTTTCAGTTATAACTCCATTTGCTGAAGAAAAATGTGTTCTTCCGCCAAAATAATTATATGCTGTAGCATCTGTACCTGTTGCATAAGTTTCAATAAAATTGCTACTATAAGCCCTGTCATTAGTTCTTATAGAAATATTTACTGTCTGCGATTGCCCATTTCTTAAACTTACAATTCTAAAATAGTACCTACTATCCTTATAGCTAGGGGTCACCAATTTCATTTGTAGTTGCATCGCTTCAAAACTAGATAATTCCCATCCTGAAGCTAATCCAGTTACATAATCTGGTCTAACATTAATCCAAGTGTTATTAGGCATCCAACTATTAATCGGGATAATAAAACGCCTGCCGCTAGGGCTGTACGTATCACCCAAGTAAATAGGCAGCCGAAATAATGTATCAGTAGCATTGATGGTTATTTCAATAAAATCACTAACATTTTTAAGATATTTTATGTAGCCAATTTCTTGAAAGCCGTTAATAACATTACTAGTAGTACGTATAGCACTATACCATTGTGGTGCATCTTTTATTTGCCCAACTGCAAGCTGACCTATAATAACCTTATCGCCGTAAACAGTACCACTATTAAGTATACTAGCTTGAGCCATTGCAATAAACTGATGGCCTTTAACTGATAAATGCAAGCCGTCAGTTTGAAAATAGGTACTATCAATAAAATTATTGGTAGTAACCGTTGTTTCATCAAAAAACAAGGTGCCGTAAGCTATTGCCGCCGATTTTAAACTATCACGATACTGATTGAGCCTTGCGTAAGTCCAAGAAAAACCAGCGTAATTAAGGTTTGTAACGTAAGGTGCAGCATTTAATATAATGGTGCTTGCAGGCCAGCCTTTAGTTGTGATGGCATTTCTAAGCAAAGTATCTAATGCAAGCCTATAACCTGCTGCTGTGTAGTTACCATTATTAATATTTACATCGTTTGTACCAAGCGTTACCGATAAGTAACTATAACTAGTATCGTACGTAGGTATAAGGCTTAACTGCGTCATCAAACTACCACCATAGGCAACAGGTGATGCTCGCTGCATGGTCATGCCTGTAACGCAGTTATTTGCCTCTGCACACTTTAATAAATTAGCTAGTTGTGTAGGATATCTGCCACTTGTATCTGTCAACCCGTAGCCTTTACCATTACTATCGCCAATGAATACTATCTTTTTAATCTTAGGCTTTATATTACCGTAATTAATTGGCTTAACCGTGTAGTTGTTATTGGTAGCTGCTTTGTCAATTGTAACGTAGTTTGTATCGGCTTTTGGAGCAAGCATCGCACTAGTATCACCATTGGTTATCAAATCATACACCGTAGTACCACTACCATTTAAGTACTTAAACCTACCATCTGCACCAGCATACAAATTACTACTACCACTAGTGCTCATAGGTGTGCCACTTTGAAATCGAAAACGCCCATAACCAAGGCCATACTGTCCATCAATATAAAATGACTTCATGGTATTAAATCTAAATGTACCATTACCATATTCATCAACGTTCCAGTTTGGGGTAAAAATGCCTCTGTTGTACTGATTCACTAAATAGCCCCCATCATCGTACCAGCCACCCGTAAGCGTATCGGCTCTGTTGGCTGCATTGCGCCACTTGCCTGTGGCGTTGCTACCATCTTTGTATGCTCTTTCGGTTAAACTATCATTCACCCTTTTAGGTGTTAAATATTTAGTACCGCTATCAGCTACGTTTAGTTTTATAGTGCTTAATGTATTAAATGCATCGTAGGCTGTATTAGCTACATCTTGTATAGTATTTGCAAGTGCAATACTATCAGCTCTAGTTTTAGCGGTATCTGTTTTGCCATTAAGCGTAGCTGCGTCTATTTGTATATTGGTAAAATGCGTGCCATTACCAAGCCACAACTTACCCCCTACGATAGCAAGCCCTTGCTTGTAAGTAGTGGTATCTGTACCTGGTTTAATAGTCCCAGTACTTTGCGCCCTGCCAATAATATCTAGTACCGTATTAGCGCCAAGCCTTTTTTGAGCTCTAACGGTATCACCTTCTATTTTGTACACACTTTGCGAGAAGCTGTTTATTGCCGCCAGTAATATGGCTAAGAGAAATAAGAGTTTTTTCATTATATGCTTAAAATTATTTTACCTACACCGCCACCATTTCTTACTACAAAAGAAGTTGGTGGATTACCGATGGCATCTATAGGCATATTGCCTTTGGTAAATGTGCCATCACCGTTATCATTCCACAAATCAATATTTGGCCATCTGCCAAATGCTTTAATGCGGGCTGGTATCATATTAATTACTGTATCACCTGCTACATTATAGTCTATTTCTTCTACTACAATATTGCAATAGTAGCCACCACCAGTACTAGGGCTAGAGGTAGAAAGATTCCAACCGTAAAACGGTGGTTTACCTTCCTGTTCCATTACCATGTTTACCTCTATGGCGTTTGTGCTGTTGCTAAGATTTGCGTTTTTATTTGAGAACGTCAATGACAGGCCTTGCTCTTTATTGCCTATTATGCGGCGTTGCCTTCTGCTATCGGTAACTACTGCCACTAGCTCGTGGTACTCTAGGGTTTCTAGCGTAGCCAAAATATCGGGGCTAGTATAATTAATTGCACCGCTAAGCGATACTTCTGTAAAGCTGCCATGCTTACTGCTCTTTGGCTTTTCGTTGTACTCGTAGCTAGGCCATATAAAATTTAGATCAATAAAGCTTTTGCCAGTAATAAGTATAATAGGTGCTGTAACGTTTTTGGTTAGAAAGTCGGGTACCACATCTGTATCTAGCCATTCTTTTGGTGCTACTTGTATTTTACAAATGCCCGGCTGGTGTATGCCCGGCTCAAGTGCTATTGGTGTGTAGTTTGGCTTCATAAAACAAAAATAGCCCACCATGTAGGGGGCTATTTCGTATCGGACACATCCGTAAAAAATATAGTCTAAAAAAAGGCTAGATTATTTTTAAGCCTATATCGGTAATAGTCTTTTTTCATGCTATCATCTTGCCAAGCTTCAATATCTATACCAAGCTTTCGGCGAGCTTCTGGAAGGTTGGCTTCAATTACTGGCAGAAAAAACATGGCATCATCCATCACTTCATAAAACCGCTCTTTAATTTTTTTCTCTAAAAATCTGTTGAAATGCTTGATGTTGGTTTCATTCAAATTTGCGCCATGCATTTGAAAAGCTCGCATGGTTATATACACTCTTATTGTGGCATCGTACCTGCTTGAAAAGTCTTTACGATCGGGGTTGTTTTTATGTTCTAAAACATCTAGTAGTTTATTGCCAAACTCGTTACTTCTATCTAAAATAGGCTGTTGCCCTAGCCTGTTAATGAGAAATGCCTTGATGTACTTTTTAGTAGGAATATCTACGCTTATAAATCCTTTCATGCAGTAAAAGAGGTTTCCCAAATTTACGTTTAATATTCAATTTTATAGCATATTCTTTTGCAGAAATTATATTTTTTAAACGATGGCGATAGATCCAGTAATCCATTGAATTATTGTTAATGGTTTGTGAGTGGGTGCGAGTATTAGAGCGTTATGTGGCAAGCGTAGCAGACACCCTTAAGTAAACTAAATAATCTTTATATTCGCAAAAAAAATTATGGCATTAAGTTGGAACGAAATAAAAGATAGAGCCTTAAATTTTTCAAAAGAATGGGCTGATACTTCCAACGAAGAAGCAGACGCAAAACCCTTTTTGGTTGAGTTCTTCAACGTATTTGGCATTAGCAGCAAGCGAGTTTCAACCTTTGAACACCGTGTAAAAAAGTTAGACGATAAAGACGGTTATATTGACCTTCTTTGGAAAGGCACTATTTTAATAGAAATGAAAAGTAGAGGTAAAAACCTTGACAAAGCCTACCAACAAGCTATTGACTACACTCACGGACTTAAACAACACGAATTACCAACGTTTATTTTAATATCAGACTTTGAAAATTTTAGACTGTACGACCTTGAAGACAATTCCGAACGAGGAATTGCAAATGAAAAGTTTACAGAGTTTAAAATTGGCGACCTTGTAAATAATGTTCAGCATTTTGGTAGTATTTTAGGCTACTCTAAAAAGGTTTATAAAGAGCAAGACCCTGCAAACATTAAAGCGGCTGAGTTGATGGGTAAACTGCACGACAGACTGGAAGAAATAGGCTACACAGGACACCCATTAGAAGTTTACTTGGTTCGTATTTTATTTTTATTATTTGCCGAAGACACCACTATTTTTAACAAGCAACAATTTCAAGAATATTTAGAACAGCGAACAGCCGTAGACGGAAGCGACCTTGCAAGTAAACTGCAAGAATTGTTTCAAGTATTAAATACACCGAGAGAAAATCGTTTTAAAAATTTGGACGAGCAATTGGCCGACTTTCCATACGTAAACGGAAAACTGTTTGAAGAAAACTTGCCTACGGCAAGTTTTGATACAAAAATGCGTCAAGCCTTACTTGACTGCTGTTACATTGATTGGAGTAAAATATCGCCAGCGATATTTGGTTCCATGTTTCAAAGTGTAATGAACCCAAAAGAACGCAGAAACTTGGGTGCACATTATACCAGCGAAAAAAATATTCTTAAACTTATAAAACCACTTTTCTTAGACGAACTTTGGAAAGAATTTGAAAACATAAAGGATAACAAAAACAAACTTCCCGAATTTCATAAAAAGCTAAGCACACTTAAATTTCTTGACCCTGCTTGTGGTTGCGGAAACTTTCTTGTAATTACATACCGAGAATTACGTTTGTTGGAATTAGAGATTTTAAGAGTATTAAATAAATCAGGACAAAGAGTAATTGATGTAAGAGAAATTATTTGGCTTGACGTAGATATGATGTGCGGCATTGAATATGAAGAATTTCCTGCACGTATTGCCGAAGTAGCCATGTGGCTGATAGACCACCAAATGAATATGCAAATAAGCAATGAATTTGGGCAATACTTTGTGCGATTGCCACTTAAAAAAGCGGCTAAAATTGTTCACGGTGATGCCTTAGAAATGGACTGGGAAAACATTGTTTCTAAAAATGAACTTTCTTTTATTCTTGGTAATCCGCCTTTTATTGGTTCTAAAATAATGAAGCAAAGCCAACGTGACCAAATTGTAAAACAGTTTGACAATGCAGATGGTAGCGGAGTTTTAGACTATGTAACAGGTTGGTATATTAAAGCAGCTAAATTTATTCAAGACACAAAAATTAAAGTTGGGTTTGTTTCTACTAACTCAATTGTTCAAGGCGAACAAACGAGCATACTTTGGGGTCATATGTTGAATAAACACAAAATAAAAATTCATTTTGCTCACCGAACTTTTAAATGGAGAAACGAAGCAAAAGGAAATGCAGCAGTTTATTGTGTGATAGTAGGCTTCGCCAACTACGACACTAATAACAAGAGCATTTTTGAGTATGAAGATATTAAAGGCGAAGCCCACGAAATAAAAGCAAAAAATATTAATCCGTATTTGGTTGATGCAAAAGATTTATTGATAAACAAAAGTTCTAATCCTATTTGCAATGTTCCGAAAATGAATTTTGGAAATATTGCTTTAGACAGCGGATATTTAATTTTTACAGAAGAAGAGAAAAATGAATTTATTCTAAAAGAACCTAAATCAGAGAAATGGTTTAAAAAATTACTCGGAGCAATAGAGCTTTTATATAATAAAACCCGTTGGTGTTTATGGCTGGTTGACATTGAGCCAAATGAATTAAAATCAATGCCTCTAGTACTTGAAAGGATAAGCAAAGTAAAAGAAGCACGACTCAAAGCAAATGATAAAGGAACGCAACGCCTTGCTGAAAGAGCATCACAGTTTCGAGATTTAAATAATCCTGAAAAATATATTGCTATTCCAATCACAACTGGAGAAAGTAGAAAATACATTCCAATTATATATGCGGATAAAACTTTAATACCTGCTGTAACTGTTCAAGCGATTCCTAGTGCAAATCTTTATCACTTTGGAGTTCTAATGTCCTCAATGCATATGGCTTGGGTTAAAACAGTATGTGGTAGATTGAAGAGTGATTTTAGGTATTCAAAAGATATTGTTTACAATAATTATCCTTGGCCAGACAATCCAAACGACAAACAACTCAAAGCAATTGAAACAGCATCACAAAAAGTATTGGATGCAAGACTGCAATTTCCTAACAGTTCACTTGCTGACCTTTACGACCCATTGACAATGCCACCAACATTGGTAAAAGCACACAATGAATTAGACAAAGCCGTTGACTTGGCTTATAGACCACAACCGTTTACAAGTGAAGCTAACAGAATGGTATTTTTATTTGAGCTTTACGAAAAATATACGGCAGATTTATTTACAAAAGAGAAAGTAAAGAAAATTAAAAAATGAAAATAGACAAATAACGAAACATACGGACACGAAAAACGCCAGCACCTAATATGGGTTTGGCAAAAGAGGGGCTTTTGTGCTTAATTCCGACTTTAGTACTTTTTAATACCCACTTTTGCAAAGCCCAAAACGATGGCCTACAAGCTTATTGGCTAGCAGCCTTCGAAATTAACCTTTTCAATGACTTTACTTCATCGTAATCCCTTTCTAAATCGAATTGTATTGATTCTGACTCGTCTTTAGTTGCAGTACCTAAATAGGAAATAGTCTTTTTAGCTAAATTATACAAGTCATTTAATTTCTCAAGGTCATCATATTTTAAACTGATAGTGTCAGTTTGATTAAAGTCATAATGGGCTATACTTTCATCTCTTAATGTCTTGATAACCTCAATGTGGTCAATGTGTTCAGCCAACCAGGATTCTACCTGGTCAGTAGCTTTGTCTTTCAAATTATCTTTATAGTTCAAATCAATATAATAGAACGAGTATTTATTGTTCTTATTTGGCTTTCCAAACAAGGCACCTAAATCGACAATTATACTTCTATAATAAATATGGGCTGTAAAATGTAAAAACTTACTATTTATTAGGATTGGCATGTCATTATCATAACCCGCTTTTATATAATTTACTATTTGAATTTTCTTTTCTATAAATGCAGTTATGCGATATTGTCTCCGAAGCATTGTTTTGAAAGGTATAGGCATAATAACAATTTTTCCAAAGGTAAGTTTCTATAAGGCTGCATACAAATCGGGTTTGGTAAAAGTGGGGTGCATAAAGCCGTAATTCGTTAGCCCATTAATTCTAAAATACTCACCTGCTCATTACTAAGTTCTAAAAACTCAGCAGCAGTAAGAATTGTGTAATCTTTATACCAACTACTAAATATTGGGCCACTGCACCGGTAGTTCCAAGTAACATTCTTGCTTTGGTTTACTCTGGTGAAGCTTACAAATCCTTCTATGTAAGGAATAGATTCTTTGTACTCACTGCCACAGAAAGCTGCAATCAGCATATCTAATTGCTCTTTACTAAAAAAGTGTATGGCCACTTTGTTTTCTCTACAGTAGTCTTGTATCATAGCCGGTTCTTTATTTTGTTATCTAATGTTTTGGCGGCTTTGTTTAGCTGCCACTGGCCTAGGGTTGCAAGTAGCAGCATCAGCATACTGGCACCAGCCAAGCAGCCACCCCAAAAGCCTTTTAAATAAAATCCTACACCTAGCAATACAGCTAGTACAATAAACTCGATGATGCGTTTTTTACTCATGGTTGTTGTTTTATTTTTTTGTATGAGTAGCAGGCTATTTCAGTATCAAACGTTAGCCACTCATGGTTTTTAATAAATAAGAAGTCACATAGTTCCATAGCCGTTATGCCGTGGCTGGCTAGTGCCATCATATCTAGCAGGTACTTTAAAGGAAAATAGTTGATGTTGTGCAGCTCTACCACTATTGGCTCGTGGCTATCATCTTTGGTACTTATTTTAAACCGAAGCTTCTCAAGCACCGTATTAGTGTTAGGTCTTTTACGTGGTGCCAGGTCTATATGCATAAAGCCATCGCAGCACATTTTGTTATTATAGTTGGTGTTCCAAATCATTTCAGGCAAAGCAGCAGCAGGTTTTACTTCCGAAAAAATTTCGGGTTTTGCGTTTTCTGCTTTTACTGTCACAAGGGTGTTTTGTTCCATAACTAATTGATTTATAAATGTTTGTGGCTGTTACAGTAGTGTAACAGTAGCTTTTTACTGTCACACTTTTTCTGTTACAGTGTGTTACAGCAATGTAACAGTTGCGGTGTTTTTTTGTGTTGCTGTCACAACCTTGAAAGCCTTACTGTTATTGACTTTTATACCCTTTATTTTATTACTTGTTACAGTTGTAACAGTTAAAAAGAAAAGTGAGAAAACACCAGTAACGAGGCTGTGGCACGGCTTAAATGCGATTTTTGCCGCCGAGTGAATCCTACTACTACTACCCCTACTAGTAATGCAACGGCTGAAACTCAATAAAATCAGGGTGTGACAGTAATGTAACAGTAGCATGTTTGGGTGTTTTAGGTGGTAAATGGTTCAAATTCTCGTTGCTGTGGTGGTAAGTAGGGTAGCTTCAACCAGTCGAAGAATTCCTGCTCACTTAACCACATAGGCGGTAGCTCACCATCAGGGTTAAGGCATTGCCATTTTACCTTGCCACTAGTTTCTGTGCGTAGGCAGTCTTTGGTTTTGCGCAAGCCCATATCGCTACCACACCAGCCAAGCTTTAGCCAGGCATTAGCAATTGCTTTGTGTGCATATACAGAACTACCTGTACGAATGGCCAACTGACGGTAATAGTCTTTTGGTTCTGGTAAAAACAAATCAAGCATAGCGCCACCCTTTAATTCAATCTGCATGTAGCGGCCAGTAATGTTACCCTTCACTATTTTAGTAGCCATTTGGTCAATAGTGTTGCTGATGGCTATAGGAATACCATAAGTAGGCGTTTCGTTAAATAGCTTACCCGGCTGCTCTATAAATACTTTTCGAGGTATTGCTACTACTTCTACATCCTTCACCAATGGTCGCTCTCGTCTTATACTGCCTGCAATATCAATCGTGTCGCAGTGAGGTGCTAGCAACTCTACAATACGATTAGCAAGGCGCTGTGCTTCTAGTAATTGCATGGGTTTTTTATAATTGGTGAATGATTTTGATGCCTAGAAGCTGTGCCAATGTGACTTCAATAACTGCGCCTTTACTTTGGTGGTAATTGTCTAGCGCAAATACTGCATCACATTGTAGCATAGCTATAATATCTTCTTTCATAAATTCTTCCCAACTTTTACCGTGATTGTGTGGTAAATCAATGGGGCTTACTGGTACATAGCCTATCGCAATCACTTGGCTTTTTGCTTCTTTAAAATTGGCTCTGTATACACTTTCTTCTAAGTCACTTATTTTACCAGCGATGTAGCATTTAGGTATTTTCATGGTGTTGTTAGTTTTACTATTTTAAACCTGGTCTCGCAATGCCATATGGACTACGATTGCTGTAAATGGCTGGTGGACGTTGTGTTTTTTGTACAATAGATGGCTTGTTTCTTATAGGATTGCGCTTTTTCTCATTTACTTGTTTTTGATGAAACCGCTTCTTAGCAGCTTCATAAATGAGATTGATGGTAGGCATATCGCTATCTAGTTCAGCGGCTATTTTACGAAGTGGTTTCTGCTCTTCGGTAACAGCTTGCCATACTAGCTGCATTACTTCTTCAGTATAAATTTTAGGCATGGTTACAGGTTTATGAATTTGAGATAGGGACGAGGTGTAAAATCAGCATCAGTAAAACAGTTTGTTGTAATAACTAATTCGGGTCTTTTAATTTCAAACGAGTCTGTACCCTTTCTATTTACTATAAGATTTTCGGCTGTAATTAATAGCTTCAAGCAATCTTTACGGCTTACATCATCTAGCAGGATGATTTCTGTTTCTTCGGTAAGCCGTGACGTCCAGAAATCAGATAAAATATCATGGCCTTGTAGGCAATAGGCATTTTTTCCCTCAGTCATTTGTATTGCTTTGCTAGTTTTACCACTTGCTGGTGGCCCAGTAATAATTGTAACAGGATTGGTGTTTCTAGTTTGATCAGGTGAGTGAAATGGAACTGTTCTCATATTTGGTGGTTTTATTATTAAAATGGTAATTCTTCGTTCCCTTGTGGTGGACCAGGGTATTCTAGTTTTTCATCGCTCTTTGCCGTCATTTCGTTTAGTTGTGCATCCTCGGCACTTACGGCTATGGTGGCAATATCATCTGGTGTTAAAAATTGTTCTCGCTTAAAAATGTATGGGCGGCCATTTCTGGTTACATCTATCCGCATGGCTTCGTCTTGGCCATTAGCACCTACCTTTTTACCCCACTTAGGAAATGTGTGACGCTTTGGTGTGTATTTTTTTATTTGGTTGCCAAACAAATCTTTTTTAGCAGGATCAAATACATAATACTGCTCGGCTTTAATTTCATCCTTTAGTATTTTTTCTATGTAGTTGGCTTCGTAGCGGCCTTTAAAAAACTCTTCGTGTATATCCTGCCTAGTCATCATTATTTCTTCAACCCCAAAATCAAAAAACATGTCCTTCAACTTCTGCAGTATCTCTTTTTTAGGCGTGCTGCCACTGTTGGCCACAACACGTTTTAAGGCTTCTGTTTTTAATAGGCTAGGGTAAAACCACATTCTATTTAGCTTCTCGGTAGTAAGCTTTCGGTGGTTTAAGAACGATAAGAAGGCTGGAATTTCTTCGGCCATATTATCCAATATGTTCGGGTTTTCGGTTTTAAGTACTGGCACTTTATTGACCCAATAACGAATGTCATCATCGGTCATGTAGATAAAGTTTTCCTCGTTGTTGGTAATAAAAATGAACTTGATGAAACAGTCAATTTCTGTTTGATCCTTACCCTTTGCATTCAGGGTGATTTTCTTAGCAGTAGATAAACTCTTTACTTTTTCAATAACTGCGTGCTTGTCAATCTTTGTTTCGTCACACGCTACTATCAGCTTAGTACACCAGTGGGCATTAAAGTCGCCAGCTAAATCCTGATTACCTACAATGGCGCAATTGCTAGCAAACATTAAGCGTAGCAGATTGGCAAAGGTTGATTTACCTGTATTATTTTCTTTACTTACCAAACACAAGATGGGCAGCTTCTCAGTAGGCCGTTGGTACAGCACTTGTATATAATCTAAACCAAGCTCTAAGTTGGTATATGTTTTTTTCTCTTTGCTAATGGGGTGTGTAAATGGTATTTCACGTTCGCCAAACAAGTGCTTTAAGTAGCTCATAATGGTTGGACAATCTGCTTCTGTGCATGGCTCATCATCCGGCTCGTAGTCAAGCTTTTGATACACATTAAAGCAGCCATCATAACTTGGTTGGTAGTTTACGTGGTCAGGTACATTTATAAAATCTTCGTATTTAATTACGTGCTTTATAAACGTTTTACCATGATCATCGGTGATGGTGGTTTTTTGGCGGCTTTTAAATACGGTTTCGTATTGCTTATGTGCGTTCTGGCGCTTTACCCACTTGTAATAACTGTCACCAACTCTAAAGTATTTATTGGCATCACCAGGAATAATAATTTCACATTCGCCTTTGTCTTCATTATAGCGGTATTTGGTGCCGTTAAATAAAAAGTCGCTGCTTTTAAGCCAAGTATTGCGCTGTACATGGTGCAGGTAAAATTCTACTACGTTACCAAGGTTAAATAATTTTCGCACCTTGCTTAAGCCTGCATCTACATTGTACTTAGCAAACCATTCACCCGGCTTACTTACTTGGGTAATGTCATTAACTATTTCATCAATACTATTAGGGCAAGCCACTAAAATATCATCAAGCCCCTTATATTGCTCACGAGGTGTACGATCGTTAAGGTCTTTAATAAAATTCTGTTGTTCCCAAATGCTATCGGTATTTACAAAGAAGAAAAACTTGTCTACCTTATAATCATCTAGCAATATTTTAAACGCATTGATACTAGCAAAAAACGATGAAGGCCGCTTGTATAGATCAATTTTGTTTTTCGGGTCTGAAGCTTTGTTGCTTAAATCCAAACAGTCACCATCAACCAAGTACACCACACGCTGCACATCGCAAGCATGCATTAGCTTGAGGATTTCTTCGTGCAATGCACCAGTTTCTTTACTCTTCATGTGGGTGATAGAAGCAAGGCCCACAATGTCAATGCCATGCATACCACCTTTAAAAGCTTTAAAAAAACCTTCGGTAATAAATAGCGTGTGTATTTTCTGTTTCTGCTCGTATTTATCTACTAAGTGTGGCGGGAAAAATGGGTAGCTACCATGCCCTTTAGGCATTAAGTATTTGGTTTCGCTGCCACCTTTTTCAATAGGGTGCTCAAGGCGAATAATAGACCAGTGGCGGCTATACCTACTAGCTTCTGTTTTAATAGTGACTAACTCTCTACTAAGTGTGTACACGATAATTTCAATGCCCTTATCGTGTTTTCTAAATATTTCAACGGCTCTTTTAGATGCAATAAAATTGCCCTTTTCATCCGTCGCTTGATTGCCTTTTTCATCCGTAGAAAAAAGTAACTCAATCTGATTGTTCTCTGGCGTAATGCCAAGTTTGGCCATACGGTCATCGTAGTAACTATTTATCTCTTGATTCATTGGTGGGGCTAGTGCTTAGGCTTTGGGAAAAAAGAAGAATGGGATTTGTAAATGGTAAACATGAATCTGCCACCAACACCTGAGAGTGTTATACCGCCATTTGGTAAGTTATCATCCCACCAACTGAATTTGTAAGGCTTACAGCGAGGGTTATTCTTGTTACATTCTTCTAATGCATGAAGCATTTCTTTCTTAAAAGCATCTAGCTCTATATCTGCCACCAATACACGATTGTATTGAATAAGCACTTCGTTGATGGCTTTTTCAAGATTATTAGTAAGCGCAAGGCCAAAGCCTTTGAAGGATAGGTAATACATTGTTAAGCAGTTTTAAGCTGCTGAACAAAAAGAAGTAAGTTTGTAAGTGAATTAAAAGCATTTGAGGGTTCGATTATAGTCCCTTCAAGTCCACTTTTAAAATTTCTTTCCAAACTGAAGGGTTGTTGGTCTAAAACCAACAGCCCTTTTTCTTTCATTATCAGCGTGTTGTGAGTAAATATTGGCATCATGTAAGGGGTTCGATACGTTCCCCCAGAATAGTACAAACGTGAGTCGAACCCCAGCCTTATAAGCTGTTGCTTATCGTTTGTACTACCAATTTCATATAAATAATGTAGGTCAGAAAGCTTTTCCAATTCGTCTTGAACCAAATACCAAATATGTTTTTCTTCCTGTTGTAATTTGTCAAGCTGTGCATTTACAGCTATGCGTTGCTGGCTATGGTGACTGTGCCAACGTTGATAGCTTTCAAAATTCAATTGGTTAGCTATCCATTTTTCTTCTACACTGTACAATTTGGCTTCGCAGTCTTCTAAATCTTTAGCAAGTTGCTTAATTCGGTGTTTGTTTTCCTTTTGCTCAACTTCTAAATCAACAGTAGTTTGGTGCTTTATGGCTGTGATCAGGCGCTGTGGTAGGCTCATAAGCTTTAAAACTTCCACAAGCTGGCCATGCGCTTTCTTTACACTTAGGTTTAAGTGTGTAGAGGTAGCACATTTGTAATAGAAGAATTTACCACCGTGGCGGCCTGTACTGGCTGCACCGGTTACTGCTTTACCGCAGTGGCACTTTAAAACCCCACGCAGTGGCATTTCATCGCTTACAATAACCTTGGTGGTACCACCCTTTAATTTATGCTGAGTGGCTAGCCATTGTGTACGGCTTATGATAGGCTCATGGCTTGCTTCTACAATTTCGGCTGGTTTGTCTTGGTAAGCTTTCACCGTTAATAAACTGGTGTAAGCTTGCCTAGTGAGTATTTTGGTAATGGCGCTATTGCCACTTTGTGTAAAGCCCATTGCAGTAGCTTGCTTGCGTATTTCTAGGATAGGCACATCTGCATTGTATGCGTCAAAAATGAAGCGTACAATTTTAGCCGGCTTTTCATCTATTACCAAAATGGGTACTTTCTTCTCGTTCAGTACCTTTTTGTAGCCAAATGGTGCTGCGCCTATATAGCGGCCTTCTTTCTTCTTAGCTGTGTAAATGCCTGCGTTTATTTTACCTGCACGACGAATATTATCATCTTCAGCTAGTAACAACTGCAAGCCAGTACGAAAAAAAGAACCGGGATTAGTATAGTCAAATGTTAACCCTTCATTTACACCTACAATTTGAATACGATACAACTTCTGCAATTGCTTTATCATGGTAATGGCTTCGCCAGCATCACGACTAAACCTGTCAAGCTCTTGCACCACCAAATAGTTTACGCTTTTATGGTGCTTTTGAATAAAGGCTTTTAGCTTGGCCATATCGGGCCTATCAAATGTTTTGGCGCTGTAGCCTTCATCGGTAAACGTATCTATCACCGTAACATTATTCCTCTCGCACCACTCTAAGGTGCGCATGTCCTGACCTTGGATTGAGAAGTGGCTTTGTTTGTCGGTTGAGATGCGTAGGTAACGGATGGCTGTTTTCTGAATCATAAGCTTTGCTTTTGCAATGGGTAATGATGGCTTTAGAAAATAAAGCTACGATTTGCAATTCATCGTTGCTTAACGAATTTTCGGTGGTGGTAAGGGATAATATTTTGGCATTAGTTTGCATTTTGTTGTTTTAAAAATTTGAGCAGGGTAGAAACCCCGCTCGTGAACTTAAAAATCCTAAACCCTAAACCCGAAAACAGTTGCGCAGGTTGGATTCGAACCAACGACCTCTAGGATATGAGCCTAGCGAGCCGACCGCTGCTCTACAGCGCTTATCTATTACCTGCTAACCATTTATTATCTTACACATTAAATGCCCGTAACGATTATGCTGCTTATGCAAATCTTGCCATTGGTTATAAGATTCTTCTGGTAATGCCTTTAGGTCTAGATGGTTTACATTATGGTGTATAAACACTTGCTCCATGCTTTTGCTGATAGCATCGGTTTTATGAAACAGGGCGGCCAGTTTATCGCCTTTACTTGGCAGGTCTTTTATTTCCTCCAATATATCTTTATAGGCACAGTCGCTACACCAATTTTGCTCTGCCCAAAACGATATTGCACCTGTTCTTTGCATGTACACATGTAAATCTTTATCTGTACAGCCACATTCTTTGCAGGTTTGCACAGGTTTTTTTGTCTTTGCCATTACCTTATTTTTTTAGCTTTTTTAATAACCGTTTTACGGTCTATTTTCTTTTCATCTACCACTACTGGTAGTGTAGCCATTAGTTCTTCTAAAGGGGTTTCGGCAACTTCTGTAGGCTCTGTAGCAAATACCCTATCGTATGGGTTAGATAGGTTTTTGATAAACGCCTTAGCTTCTGCCTGTGTATCAAAAATTTCAGCATCTACCTTTTGAGTGCTGTATTCTGCTTGTAGCTTATTGGCGGCAGTTTTACCTGTGCCAAATAAGTAACGCTTTTGGCGGCCTACAAATGTGGTTACGATGTATTTAGTGGCTGTCATGCTGGTGCTTTTTAAGTTGTTTACGATCGGTAATGGCTATGTAAGCCAACCAGGCTACAAGGCCAAGCGTAAGGGCTAGTATTACTAGCAGCCAGTACACCAGTGTGTTGTGTTGCAGTGTCATGTTTTGGGTTTGGTTTAGTAGTAAATGTTTATTTCGGTTTTACCAAAAGCTTCCATTTCGGCTCTGTACACTCTTTCGGCTTCTTCGCTTATAAAAACCTGTTCCATTTTAGCATTATAAGTAGGTACTAAAAGAATGTCGCCATTGTCATCCTTCTTTACAAAACTTGCATTGAGTGCGTCTACAGTTTCTTTAAAATACTGCAATGCAATAGCATTTGCTCTGTAGAATAACATTACCTGTGCTTTGTTGCTATAAGCAAACCATGGTGAAGCTTTGCTTTGCTTTAAAATGTCTAGTTCAATAGCAATAAGCTGTTGAATTGTGCCTTTGTAACTGTTCATCTGTTTTGGGATTGTTAAGATTTAAAAATGTGCCACCGAGAATGTGGCACCTGATCACTTGCACATATATAGGGGGAACTTGCTAGGGGTTACTGATGGCTTGGCGGTAGTCTATTAAACGTTGCTCCATAAACCTAGCCATGTAGCCAGCATGCGCTGCGTAGTTGCGCTGCTGCCATTGGTATACTACATGTACCATTTCGGTACTGGGTTTTAGGCCATCTTTTATATGATCGGCATAATTGGTTTTAAGCCAGCCGCAAAACTTTGCTGCATTCACACCACTAGTAGGTAGGCTTAGTGTATCACGAATGCCATCTAAACGCAAAGTTTTTATCGCTACTATTTTGGCTTCACCCATGTTTACACCATCTAGTGTAATGTCGTGTACGTCATGTAAAAAATATTTATCATCATCACGCAAGCGAATAGTTTGGAAATAATCGGGAAAAATTTTACCACCCCAGTTTGAGGAAAATTTGGTTGTAGGCATAATTGTATTGTTTTAAGACAATTAAAGTTGTGATTCGAAGAATTCTATCAATTTTTTTGCTACTGCTTCTTTTTTTGCATGGCCATTAATATACCTTTTTACAGTAACATAGCTTTGTGTGCATTCTAAAGCAGCCTTCATAATCAACTCCTCTGTAATATCATTACTCAATTCGAGCAATCTATTATTTAATTTCTGTAACTCTGTTTCGTTTTGCAACAATAAAGGCATCATATTTGCGTTTCTTTTGGTGTACCGTTTGCACGTCAAAGATATGTATTAAAACAAGACAATTGCAAGTAATCTTCTCGAAATGATACATTTATTTTAAAACAATACATTATGCTACAGATTAACAAGAAGTTAAAGCAAGCCAGAGAAATGGTAGGTTTAACACAACAACAGCTGGCCGAATGGATGCAGATAAGTGCGCATTCGGTAATTAGTGCTTACGAAAAAGGCACAAAAAAGGGTATATCAGAGCAGTATTTAGAGTTTATGATCACAAACAAGTTTGACTTGAACACGCTGTTTGATAATAGTAAAGAATTAAAGCAATTGCCAGAAGAAGGTGAGAACCGTTATAAGCAATTGGAAACTGTTACGAATTATTTTACTGAACCTGCTGAAGCAAGTAAAGACAAGTATGTAGCGCTTTTGCAACAGCAAGTAGATATGCTAAGTAGCGATAAAGTAGAACTGCAGAAAACCATTGATGAATTGCAAGAGCAGCTAAGATTTATGCGCTCAAATACCAATGGCCGTGCAAAATCCGCTTAGTGTATCAGCGGCCAGTTGAAAAAAAACCAATAAAATCCTGTGAAAAACTAAGCTACATGCGTGTGGCTTATAAAGCTGCTAGTGTGTAGGTACGGTTGCTTGCCTAAATACTTTTATTTTACTTCCACCCATTTAATAATTTGGTTTCTTATAGTATTAGCTGTGCCAATGGCGTTATTGCCATCTATTCTAAAGTAAGTTTCGTGTGTAAACTTGCCTTGCTTCCATTCTATAATTACATAGGCAGCTTCGGCTTTTTTGTTTTTCTTCCATGCTAGGGCAAATACACCTACTAAAAGTACCCTGCCAAGTGATACCTTTTTTTCAATGGTAGATTGGTCTTCTACAGTAACATTATCAATTACACTTGTTGCAACCGTGCCAAGTTTCTTTTCAAGAAAACTATTGCCATCGGCAATGCTTAGGTTACCCTTACCATCATTATACAAGTAAACCTTTAAAGGCTTATCAATATCAGGATGTCCCATAAAATATTCGCAGGTAAACTTTGTAGCTGACTTAAATGCTAATTCTGCCGCTTCTTCTTCAGCAAATTTTATAGGATCTTCAATGCGCCTTTGTTCACGTTTTTTATTTCCAAAATAACCTATCACAAAAAAGGCAATAATCAAGATTGCAATGATGGTGAGAATCATAGTAGTTAATTTGCAAGCAATATACTACATTGGTATTAAATAAATTACCATTGGCTCTAGTTGTGGTATGGTGCGTTCGTTTTTTTGTACTAGGTATATTACACTATCAATTTCTACCTGTGTAGCTTGCTGAATTTGCGCCCACATTTTTTTATCTACCGTAATACTTGTTTTAACCGTTTCGGCTTTTTCTTTCACATCTTGCCACTTGCTATGCAATGTGGCCAAGCCATCGGTACCATACAAGCTAAGGCTGTATTTTTCTAGTAGGTTATTGGCAGCATCTCTATTGTGCGTAAAGCTTGTAGGTATGTTATTGCCACTAATTACCTGCTTTTTTATGTAAAAAACACTTAGCCCAAATGTGGTATTTACCCTTACACCTTTGGCTGTAGCATAGCTGCCTGTGCCTCTTGTGCCTACAAATGGTTTTTTCTCGTATAGGCCACTTGTGCTATTTAATTCTACATAGTTGCACAATGGCGCCATGCCTAAAGTAATGGTTCGCCCAGGATCTTCATTTTTGGCATTGCGCTTCTCATAATCTTGCAAAGCTTCGGCGTAAGCATCCCATTTAATAGCGGCTGGGTTGGTGGCATCAGCTACCGCATAGTAAATATTATCTGCCTGAACAAATACGCAGTAATCTGTAGTGAGGGTAACACCAGTAATGGTAAACGTTGCCAAATCTGCAAATGTGGCTACTGTGGCCAGTAGTATTTTTTCGCCTATCCAAGTTTCATTGTTTTGTTTAATGCTTAACTCTTTCACTCTATCGCTATGGTAGCCATCATTCGCATCCCAACCAAACGCTAGTTTATAGCCTTTGTTTTGGCTGTTGGTATCTATGGTGCTGTCAAATTCATCAATCACATATTGGGTAATTGGTACCACATTTCTTTCGGTAATATTTCTATTACGGTAACGCACCGATACCAGATTATTAGCCCCATCAAAAACAAAGTAGGCATTAAAGAACGAGAAGGCATTTTTAAGAAAGTCGCTAATGAGCATGTACATGCTATTGGCTGTATTGGGTACATGATTAGCCGGATTGATGTTGCGGTTAAAATCTTGATACTGCTGGTAAGCTTCTAGCGAGTAATTGTTAAATAGAAAGAGATCATCAAAGTCGGTACCATCTACCACATCGCCTACAAGCGTAAAGCCAAATTCTTCAAACACTTTTTTAAGCAGCCACTTTAACTGAAAAAATGGTACTGTTCTAAAATCTTTATGTTCTGGTATAGATAAAGTTGAGGGTACAAGTGGGCTATTTGCATTATTTGGGTCGCTGTTTACAGGTCGGGCAAATTGCCAATCATCTGCACCGCTTCCAGTAATTACAATATTATTTACCGTGTCTTTCACCAAAAACTCATTGGCATAATCTGGGCGGTTTTTATCAAAATAGTTTTCTATGGCCACTGGTGCAAATGCCAGGAAGGGGTATTGCGGGTAAAGGCCCTTCATTACATCGGTGGCAAATGCTCTACTTTCTACCGTAGGCCAGTTGATGGTGCCGCCAAGTTGCAGGCTATTCATTTTTTTATTGTAAATAAGGCTACCAAATAAGCCTTTGGTAGCTGTAATACTTACGCTAAACTTGCCACGCTTGTAACTGAACTTGCCAATTTTCTCAAGTATGGTTAGCTGGCCGCTTACTATTTCTGGCCAATTATCATCTAGGCAATCAACTTTCCAGAAGCTAACATTATTATTGGCATTTTCTAGTCTTTCGGCAAAGCCAAAAAGCCTACGGTTATTATCAGTCCATTCTACATCTAGCGGCAAACTAAAATCTCCAGTACTCAAATCATCGTCAAAAGCTTCAGCTAAACCTTCAATATCTAGTTTAGCATTTTTTGGAAGGTCTAAAAAGCCCTGCTCAGTAGCGCCATATAAATAAACTTGTAGCATGTAGTAAAATTGCTGCTACAGAAAAGGGTAGGAAAGGACATTAAACCCCATCTATCTTATCCAATTCTTGCTCCAATACACGTAACGTATAGTAAAATGCTGTAGGATTGTTAGGGTACCCGTCTTCAACTTTCCATTGAATAATGGCTTTTTTAAATTCAGCTTTTGCCATTGGTCTGTCATTACGTAATACAATTAGCTTTTTACCAGCAGTAATCCAGTAACGCTCTATTTGGTTAGAAACATAGGTACATGTTACCGTCATTCTGTAGTTACGGCTTTCGTGAAAAACCAAAATTGTAAATGTATCACCCACATTCATGGGTGCAAATTACTAAAGTTTTTAGCAATTTTGCAACTCTTTTAAAACTTCTAACAGTTTGGGTAAATGCTTTTTGGGTATTTTTTGTACTGTACCATGGCCATCTGTACGACCAGCAAGTGCATTGTTTAATACACTAATATTAATATCACTTGCCTTGGCAATACCGCTAAGATTAAGCAAGTGTTTGTTTTTATTGAGGTATGAAATTAGTTCGTCGTGTCTCATGGTTCAATGTTGTGTTGTGCAAAATAGAGTTCTAGTGCCTCACGAATAATGCCAGATTGATTATGCTTATTTTTTTTGAGATAGTTCAAATACTTTTCATTGATGCCAATTGTAATTTTTTTTATTGGGCCATGATCTCGTCCATCTCTTAAAAGCAATCCTAATGAAGAGGCTTTCCATTGAATTGCATCCTTGGTTTTACCAATATTTTTAACCAAATCTGGCAAATCATTATTATGATAGTTTTTTTCTAAATATTCTAGCTGTTCAGCCGTCCATCTTGCTGCCATATATTTGCAATTTCATTTTTAACAAAGTGATTAATTTGAAAGAAGCCCCGACTGATTATCGGGGCTTCGCTATTTTTAAAACTCGTCTTCTTTTTCGCTTTCTTCAACTTCAACTTCTTCAATACTTGCAGTTACAGCATCTAAACGTAACATGCCATATTTTTCAATGCTTTCAAGCGCGTCTTGCAGGTTAGCTTCATCATTATCACTATTGCCATCAAAGTATCTTTCTGCACGAGTAACTAAAAAAGCTTTCGCTTCTTTTTCAGTATCGAACTCTTTTTCTGCCCAAAATGAACCATTACCACTTTTGTTTGAACCCATCCCAAAAGCACTTAATGAACGAGATTGGTAAACTGTTGGGGCTACTGCTGAAATTTTGAAGTTTGTCATTTTTTTAATTTTTGTGGGTGATTAGCCCGGTGATTAATTTGATAGCACAAATATACAGTGCTTATTTTTACCAAACAAATATATTTGGTAAAATTTATAAAATTATTTTTTGGGCAAAAAATTGGCCAGGGTAAAAACCCTAGCCGCAACCAAAACTAACTGCTTATGAGAAAATTTAAAATCTTATAAAATTCCGTTGAATACCAAAGCCCACAAATGGCTGTGGCTGTAAATTTTTACCCAAACCATAACCTACCATAAAACCAACACCCCACTTTTTAGGCTTGGCTTCATTTAGTTTCATGGCTGATAATCCTGTAAGGTGTGTATTAGGGTTAAAGCTAAAGCCATCTATATACAGTTCTCTAGTGCTGTACCAGTGCTTTCTTCGCCAATAAGTAACTAACCCAATACTATCAACAACTTGGTATTGCCACGCACTATCAATATTTACATAGCCCTTCAGCTTTAGCCACTTGTCTTTGTAATTAATAATATAAGTAGGTGACTCGTAATGGTTCGTATCTAAGTAAACCGTATCTATTTTAGGTTTAAAGCTGCCATTGGTTTCTGTGCCAATAAGCGCCACATTTTGCACGGCTTTTACTTTGGGCTTTGCCTTAATTACTTTAACCAAGCTATCAATCACTTCTTGGTAATAGTTGTTAATTCCTTCAATATCAACAGCGGTTTCAGTATGTACGGTACCACCATCATCGGTGTATTGTGTAGGTGGTTTTACAACTAAAGTAGTATTGCCGCTTGCTGGCTTTTGCTTTGATTTATTGCATGATTCTATTGAGAGAAAAGCAAATAGGCAAATTAAACAACACAGTATAAATGATATCAATAATTGATAGTAGGTAGTTTTCATTATTTGTCTAAATTTTCGGTTAAGTCACTTGTGTTTTCTACTGCAAATTGTGCTACAAGTACCATTACAGCACCTGCTACAGCAGCATGGCCAGCAATAGCAACAATGTTTGCTGGCACATTAGGTATAGTCATTAACCCTGTGCTTAGTGCAGTTAATGACAAGCCTAATCGGCGAAGTTTCTTGAAAAACTTAGGTGTTGGCGAAACTAGTCGCTCATACAAATGCTTCATTTTTTAGCGTTTTATAGTAATAAATACTTTTTCCTTTTTTACAGCTTCAGTAAGCTTGGCGTTTAAAGCTTCAAAAGCACGTACACTATTTACTACCATGTCTTTAGTTACGCCAGTACCTGGTAACAAACAGCCATCGGTGTTTGCGGCATAATTGCCAACGTGCATTCTAATACCCTCAAAGCCTTTTACATTTAATAGCAATGGCAATAAGCGTTTAAATCGATTGCTCCATGTAATTACCACTTCGTATCTACCAGCAGGGATAGCCGTTTTACCATACACTTTCTTTTCGGCTATTTCTTCTGCCGTCATGCTATCAAGGCCTCTATCTACATCTTCTAATATGAAGCATTCTGGCTCATCCTCAATAAACAACCTGCTAATGGTTGTTTGATTACTCTTTAGTATTGGCTTTAATAGTAGTTCCACGTTGCTTTT